AATGTCTTGCGCTGTCAACTCAGGCACTCCACCAGGCAGCGTGTCGTAGCGGATCGTGCTCGGGTTCAAACGAGCCAGTAAGCGTCGCGGATCAGTCATGGCGGATGTCCTGTGGGTTTCACGTCAAAAGCGGTGACCAGAAGCAGTCACCAGGCGCTTAATAGCGCTCAGGTAGGCATCACCTGAATAAACGTTGGTCACACGGCCATCACCACGGATGGGGAGGATCAGAATGCAGGATTGGCGTGCAGGCGTGGCCCTCCGTTGCTTGCTTGCTGCGTGATGCCCGTGATGGTGATGACCACCTGTCCGGCATGGCGTACCTCATCCTCAATCAGCGGATGCGATACAAAACGCCGGTCATCAATGCCCAGGGCATCGGCAATGCCATCCCGGTACGGCTTAAACCGCGCCAGCATGTTGTCATCGTCAGGCAGACAGCGTGTGGGCGGATAGAAGCTAATCCATAGATCTAAGCGTCCCTCAGCAGGCAGCGACAGGCCACCCCATCCGGCACGCCGTGCCATCACCTCGGCGTAGCCTCTGGCCTGTTTTACGGCTTTGCTGCGCCGTGTCCAATGCACCCGTGCGTTCGGTGACAGGTCCTTGGACGGCCACGGCAATGTTAAAGATTGCATCTGCTTCACCCCTGATCGTCTCTGTATTGACTCCAGCGCATGCGGGCTTTGCTGGGTGCCGATACCACGGAAACGCGGCCTTGAGGTGGTTCGCCTTCGTAATCGTCAATGTATCCGTAGGCCAGTCTGCTGCGTGCCCACACCCGGCCTGTCTGCCCTTCACGTTGTTTGGCAATGTTGATTTCCAGAAAACCGGGGTACTCGCTGGCACGATCTTCCTGTTCGGCGTAATAGTCGTCCCGGTACAAAAATACGATCAGGTCGGCGTCCTGTTCGATGTTTCCAGATTCACGCAGGTCCTTCATCACCGGTCGCTTGTTCTGCCGTGCTTCAACACCGCGATTCAACTGCGCCAGCAACACCACCGGACAGCCGAGCTCCTTGCCCAATCCCTTAAGATCGCGGGTGATTTCGCCAATCTCCACCGTTTCACGGGTCTTTCCAGGCAAAGGCATCAGGTGCAGGTGGTCAATGATGATCAAGTCCACCGGCTGACGTAGATGCTCACGGCGCGCACGCGCCATGATCTGCTCCCGATTGAGTCCGGGCGTGTCATCAATCATTAGTCCGGCATCACGCATCCGGCGCACCCCTTCAGTGACCTGACTCCAGAACATTTCACTGTCGGGGCAGTCGTCGTTAGGCTCACGAAGCCATTGCAATGGCACGTTCATGACCGAGGCAATGCAGCGGTTAAAAATACTGACATCCGTCATTTCCAGGTTGAAAAACAGTACCCGCTTGCCATGCAATGCGTTTGCCGTGGCCACATTCACCGCCCAAGCGCTTTTCCCCATCCCCGGTCTGGCCGCAAGAATGATCAGCTGACCAGGGGCTAATCCGCCTGTCATCGCGTTGAACTTTCCCCACGGGGTCGGCAGTCCGTACAACCGTCCCTTGTCGCTGTAACGGCACTGCAAATCGTCGAACCAGCGCCGTGCGACTTCCTGCATCGTCTTGATGCCGCCGACGCGTGGGCGATCAGCAAGCCGAGCAATTGCGTGTTCAGCCTCGGCGATCAGGTCGCGTGTCTCCCTGCCTTCAGGCTTAAACCCGGCATCCTGAAGACGGGTGCCCACGTCGATCAACTCACGCAATCTCGCCTTGTCCACAACGATTTCAGCGTAGGCCACAATGTTAGCCGCCGAGGGCGTGGTACTCGCCAATTCGATCAGATACGCACCACCGTCCACCTCTGCACTCAACCCTTGCGAGTGGAACCAGTCCATCAGGGTCACCACGTCGCAAGGCTGCCGCTTGCTGTCCAATTCCAGAATGGCGCGATAGATCAACTGGTGATCACGGCGGTAGAAGTTTTCTGACGTAATCCAGTCCGCGATCTTGACCAGCATTTCCGGTGCCAGCATCAGCCCCCCCAACACCGCCTGCTCAGCCTCCAACGACCACGGCGGCACCGGTAGTTCCCCAGTACAACGTTCATCGAAAGCGTAAAGACGAGCGTTCACTGGCAGCGCTCCTCGCGATCTATCGCCGTTTCAAAAACCTTCGTCACCACCTCGTTTTTCATCAGGTAATCGAAACTTGGCCGCCAGTCCGGTGGCTTGTACGGCCCAGTGCCGTTGAGAAAAGGATCCTCCTGACATTCGTCCAGGTACGCCTGAAAGAATCCAAGGCTGCGCCGTTGTGGCGACGCCTGCCATGCTGACCGGATCAACGTGCGCCGCTTCGGCGTCAGTTCCCTGACCTTGGGCAGCTCCGTCATCGTGGCGTTGAAGGCATCCACAATGGCCTGGTACGGAATCCGGTCGCCAGAAGGTGGTTTTTCGCCCCAAGCTGGTTTTTTCTGATTTTGATGTTCCTCCCCGATGTCAGGTGCTTCGCTGTCAAGCGATGCACTCAAAATACCGTTAGGTATTTTGTTGTTTTTATCGTCTTCGTCTTCGACTACGACTAGGTGAACAGCTGTTTTCACCTGTTTACAGTTGTTTGCATCCGTAGAAATCTGAACGCCACTACGGGCAGTTGGTGGCAACGGAAATTTAGGTTCCGACCTTGCCTGCCAACGGGTGTCCAACATTTGCAAATACGGCTTTCCATCTTCGTCGTAGAGAGCGATCAGTCCGGCCTTCTCGCACGCAGCGATCCAACGGGAAATGTCGGCCTCACGAACCCGATCAACCTTCAACGGGTACAGCGATGCCCTCAGCATCGACGGGCGGGCGTCATATAATCCATGGTCATCTACCTTGGACATCAGACGCCGGTAAAACACTTCGGCAGGGAAATCCAGCGCATTGACGCGTTCACTGCTCAAGATACCCTCACGAAGCAAACGACTCGGCATCTCACTGCCTCCTTGTCCGCCGCTTCGCCGTGGTTCCGTTATGACGGCCAAGGTTGGGGAAGGTGAGGCGGCCACCGGAACGGGCTGATATCCAGCAGATTTCGGGGGAGGCCAACACCTCAGCCAAACCGGGGAGGCCACACAGAGCACTCAGGAAGGGCAAGGGGTCACTGCCAAGTACAACACTTGCATCGCCCGTTTCAGGGTCAATGCTGGATTCGGAAATGTTGTCGTCACACCATTCCCAAATTTTCATAATGCGTCCTGCAATCTCATATCTGTCCCGTTGCAATCGGGACGCAGCAAGAACGACTTCGCGTTTATCGGCCAAGCCTTTGCTCCATTTGATCCAGTCACCGGCCATCAGGTAGCTTCCGATGTGCAACGATTCGGCATGTCACTGCCTTCTCATCTCGAACGTGTCCGCCGCAATGCACGCGAACTGTTCTAGGTGATGCTTTGTGATCCACGTTTTCTGCGCTAAATGTTCGATCCAGCGCAGCGCCTCCCTGATATCGGCGGGATGAATCTCGTAAACAATGTTTCCGTCTTGCACAAACCCGTAGAACCCATCCGGTAACCGGCGAACAACCTTCCGCACTACTGCTGCCTCCGAGTTACGTACATCATCGCCACGGGGGCGTTCGTAGCCGTTCATGCAACCTCCCTCAGACACGCGATGACGTCTGGATTCCACAAGAGTTGATAACTGCTGTGCCCGTTGCGTGAGTACGGAATGGCTTCACACCACACGCGACCGGCTTCGGTTAATTCCCATTCGTCGCGTTCATTACGGAACTGAAAGCCTCTGGAGGCTAATAATTGGTTCACCGCCTTGGCCGAGCAATGCAGCCGCTTGCCTAGTTGCGTGGCGTTGAGCAGGCAAAGCGGTTCCTGTAACGCAGGCAATGCGCGGCGTATCTCTTCGGTCGTTAAATTCGTATTGCTTTTGATACAGGCCAGCGTTGCCGCTGCGGCAATTCCTGGTTTTACGCCAGTCACTTTGGAAACGAATTGGCCGATTAACAGGAGTGCGGCAACGCGATCCTGCGTCGGACCAGGCAAGGTGGGCAGTGCTCCGGGTGTGGAGTAGGTGCCTGTCTTGCGCAGGGTGGGCAGAACTTCCTCAAACACCCAACGCTCGAACCGTTCTGCGGCAGGGAGTTTGCTGCTCACAATCAAGCGGAGCATGTCAGGCTCGGAGATGATCCGGACTTCCTGCATTCCACCTGGTGTCTGAAGGGGGAGGCGTTTTGCCTCCCCCTTGCAGTGGGCACTCAAAGCTTTGCTGTGATCGGCGTAGCCTAATACCGCAGCAACATCCTTGCCGACGAACCACACTTCACCGTGATCATCGACCACAGTTCGCACGGCTTGCGATTCAAAGTGAAACGGTGTGATTGCGTTCATTCCAACTCCCTGTTCATTACTGATGGTGTTCATTAGAGATGCCTGCTTGCATTGCCCATGCCCTTTTGGGCGGCCTGCTCCATGTGCGGGCCGATGGCTTTTTCTGAGAACGCTTTACTCATGCGCTCAATCGCGACTTTTGCGATATCTGGTAGATGCTTGCTTGGAAACGTTGGGTGTCTGACCCAATCCGCTACTTCGTCGCTAGTAAGAAAATTGGTATGCAGTGTTACGGGTGTCAGCCGTAGCCTGAAGTCAGGACCGAAATCCAGTATCCAGCGATGCCATCTCAATAGTTCGACGAGTGCCGATGTGGCAATGGCTTTACTATCTTCCAGTTCTTTTGGAAATTCAGGCTCTTTTATTCCTGCTGACTCAAGTGCCCGTCTGACATCGCTAATCCAACGGCTATGAGCGGTGTTTAACGCTTCCATTTGCTTACGGTCTTTGGAGTAGCTGCGCATCTGGTCGTATTCCAGATCGGGATTAACCGTGTACTCGCCCGTCTTGCGGATCGAGGGAAGGACTTCGCCAGCTAACCACTTCTGGAATGGCAGCGCCTTTGGTTTATCACTGCGGCCAAGAAAGAAATACAAACCAGGTTCGGCTAAGCACAACAGTTTTTGCTCGCCGCCAAGGGTGTGAATCGGATTCACACCCTTCCATTCACTGGGGATGTGCTCAGTGACACGAGCCGGATTGCTGGTTTCTGCGTAATCCAGAGCATCCATGACATCCTTGGCAACAAACCACGGATTGCCATCGCGCATCACAATGCGGACAGTGTGGGAATTAAAGTCAAACGGAATAATGGACTGCGACATAAAAATGTCTCCCGATTTATGAGAAGAACACAGGGAGACGTTCTTACGCGCCGCACCTGTGGGTGTCGGGAGGTTAAGAACCGAAATCGGACGGCGGGCAGCTTTCCCCTTGCGGGTGTTGTATGGCTGCCGCCCTCCCGACGTAAAACGTGCGGGCGTAAAAAAACCGCATGATTTTCGGATGCGGGTACCGCCGATTTCGGAGTTCTTAAGCTCCTTACCGGCGACGGTACCGCAGCGGCGTACAGTGGTCAAGCTCACGGTGTCATTGCTTGCTTTCATTCTTGATTCCTTAAGGGCTTTTTAAGTCCCTTCAAATAAATCACCACGCCTTTTCCAAGAGGCGAATGCCCATTCTTGGCCCGTAGCAGATAAGCGTCCTTTAGTGCTTGTTTTGCAGCGTGTTCTACCGCTTCATCAACGCAAGCCAGTCCATAGATTTGTGTGTATTGCTCAAACATTTTTCGATCAGCAGGGCTTAGATCAATTTTCACAGGGCCTCCAAAGGGCCTGGTTAGGCACTTCAAGCCGCGTCTGCTTGCCGCTTATCATTCTTTATCGCAGCAGTTGCTACCGATAGCGCCAGTGCACGAACTAACGCCGCCGGTTGCATCCCGTTGTACTGAGCCAACGCATTGATCAAATCGCGTTCGGCATCGTTAAAACGCACCTTCACCGGGTGACTACGAATGTGGGTCGGATCGGCATACATAGATTCATTACCAAGGGTTATTCAATGTCATTGGAAAGATCGAACACAGCGCATCAGAATCGGGTTGGAGCCGATCTGCCGGTAGACTTGATGCTTCCACACAACCAAATCACTACCGGAGATCGGCATGAGCCAAGAAAAAATATTCGCGTTAATACTGGAAAAAGATTCAGTCATAGCGAAATTTGTCATCTCGAAATATCGCCCCTCAGATGGCAGTTTTGGCAACCATCCGTATTGGGTTTTGACTTGTGTGGACATGGAAAGCCACTACCTTTCAGTAGTTCTAGAAAACAAACCCCGGCCTGGAGAAGCTCGACCCCATACAATCGTTTTGCACATTCCACACAGTGCAGTTGTTTGCGTGCTCGAAACCACCAAAGACGCACTGCCTTTGGACCTCGCAGAAAACTGGGGAAACTGGGTTTCTTAGGCCGCATCGGACACCTCCTGCCTGTGGCCTGTGGGGGGAGCGCCGAAGATGTCTGCACCAGATTTCGATTTCGCTTGGTCTATGGCGGCTGTGCCACGCAGGTATTCCCAATCCACGTCGGGGCGGAGTTCTTCACAGGTCACAGCTCGCACTGTCGCCCGCTCAATCGCCGGACAACGTTCTGGTGGGATGGGCTTTTTTCCAGAAATCCAGTTGGCTACGGTCGTCGAGCTTACAGAAAGCATCCGTGCCAATTGGGATGCGCGCCCGCGTTCTTGGCTTGTCCACTTGGTTAGGTTCATTACATCATTTAGCCATAGGCTAAATAATAATGCAAGCCTAAAGCGAATTCACGTTATTAGCCTTAGGCAATCTAATTGCCTCGTGAAACTTATAGATGACATTCGCCGAGAAAACTTAGCAAAGTTGGCCGAAGAACTAGGCTCAATCACTGCGCTTGCAAAGCAGCTTGACCGTTCTGATTCGCAAGTCAGCCAGTGGATACATGGGTCAGCCCATTCCGCTACTGGAAAGCCCCGCGGAATGCGTACGGACACAGCTAGGTTCGTCGAAATCCAATGTGGAAAGCCGCTTGGCTGGCTGGACGTTGACCACAGCTCCGAAAAGTCGAGTTTGTCAGCCGATAACACCAGCGCCGTACCATGGGCCGCATATCAACAAGCCACGGCAGCAACTCGTGCGGCGATTGACCTACTCTTGCTTCCCACGCGGGAGCGTGCGGCAGTGCTTTCCGCTGCACCACCAGCACTAGCGGGGGGAGTGGACTTAATTGAACAGTACGCAGAGTCGGCGCTGGAATTTCGGAAAAGAGCATGAACAGTTGCTGCTGCGCTTGGTCTGGTCAGATGGTGAATGGGTAGATTAATTGCGACCGCTCACCATCGCTTAAAAAGATGGAGACAGTTCATGTGATTGGCCGCGTGATCGGCAAGACCAGCACCATAGCGCTATGCTATTGGACATGGACGCCAAAAATATCGAATTGCATACCATGCGATGGGAACTCCTGTGGGGAGTCCAAAAGTCACAGCGCTATCACTCCTGCCGTATGGCGTTCTTTGACCGCTGTAACACGCTGAGTTCTTTTATCGGTCTATTGGGCGCTTCCGCCGTCATTGCTTCGTTCGGCAAGTACACAGCGGAGTGGATGGCTGTTGCCGGAGCAGTCACCGTCACCATCGCCACTAGTATTAATCTGGTGGCTGGAACGGTACAGATGGCCCGTATCCATAGCGACCTACGCCGCCGCTTCTCTCAACTTGAGTCCGACATCGTGAAGCATCCACACGCAACGCAAGAACAAGTTTCTGCCTGGACTGCACAGCGCCTGGATATAGAAAGCGATGAGCCGCCTATCTTTGTTGCCTTGGATATTTTGTGTGAAAATCAGGTGACGCGATCTTATGCCCATCTAAAGGACCACCCATCGCACAAACTGCCCTGGTTCAAGCGTGTTACGGCTCAGTGGCTGACGTGGGGGAATGCATAACTTGCGATGAGGAAAGATCACCATGCGCCCCTCTGTTGCACTTGAGATGAAGCGCACCGCAGTGCGTGAAGCGGTAGGCCGCTTCCGCGCCGCTAACCCGCGTGTTTTCGGTTCGGTGCTACATGGCACTGACCACGACGGCAGCGACATTGATCTGCTGGTGGATGCATTGCCTGGTGCGACACTGTTCGACCTAGGCGATCTTGAAGAAGAACTGAAATCGTTACTCGGCGTTGACGTCGATGTACTAACGTCAGGCGATCTGCCGCTTAAGTTCCGGGCGAAGGTGCTCGCGGAAGCGCAACCAATATGAGTGGGAATAGACTTCCTGATTACCTTGAGCACATGCAGCAGGCCGCCACAGATGCGTGTAGTTTTGTGGAAGGTTTGGCCAAAGAGGATTTTCTTGAGGACAAACGAACCCAGCAAGCCGTCATCATGAGCCTTATTATCATTGGTGAAGCCGTCACAAAGGTGATGGATCGCTATGCCGAGTTTACCCGGGCACATGATCAGGTACCTTGGCGGAGTATGCGCGGCATGCGTAATCGCATCGCTCATGGCTACTTTGAAATCAACCTTGACGTGGTGTGGGATACCGTACAATCAGCCCTCCCAGAGTTACTCAAGCAATTGGCCGCTGTGCGTCAAGATGCCAATGACCAATCACTTTTATAAGAGTCTAGAAGTTTTTTTATGGGAAACGTGAGGTATAGAAAACATGAAGAATCCTCTAAGGTGAGAAGGGCGGTGCTTGGCCTTGCCTCTGAAGTTGTTGAAATTCAGGAAAGAAATTCACGCCAGATAGCCCGCATTAAAAACGGTATGAAGCATGGTGCTGCGGAAGGAAGCAAAAAATTCCGTATTTGACGCTGGAAAGTTCATCACTTGCGGGCGACGGCAATCTGTCCCATGATGCCAGCATGGAAGCACGTATAGTTCAACTTGAAACCATCATCCCCACACTTGCCACCAAGGCAGATGTTGAAAGCTTGCGGGCTGACTTAAACAAGTCGGCAGGTGAACTACTGGCCGACTTAAACAAGTCGGCGGGTGAGATGCGTGCTGATTTCGAGAAGGCTCAAAAAGAAAACCGGACATGGATGCTCGCTACGGTATTAGCCCTTTTTGCAGGCATTCTTGGTGTTGGCGGCTTCGTGGTCAGCAGCATTAAGGGAAGCTATCAAGCGTTACCGGCTCAGTCCGCTCCCATCATCATCCAGATTCCAGCTCAGGCATTACAACCGCCACCGCAGGCGGCTAAGCAACCGTGACCATCAGTTGCCGTTAAACGGCTCATAATGCATGAAAACACAAGCCCCGCTAGCGCGGGGCTTTTCATTATTTAGCTGAAAATTAGGCCCACCCTAATTGTTCACCTATAAGCATTGCCTAATAGTAAATAGCGGTCAGTGGGATTTTCTTATTTTATTTATACGATCATTCACACTCCATTATTTAGCCTTTAGCTATTGAATTAAATTTAGCTTTAGGCTTAATATCTCCGCATCGCCCCACGACACCCGCACCCGGCGGCAGGGGCCAGGAGATATCGAAATGACATTGTTTTATCGGAATGGCATTAAGGATATGGCTGGCATTGGCTACAGCAGCTACAACGACCCACGCCTGCAACCACCGCAAGACGATGCTAAAGAGTATTTCGCAGAACAGGTCGATGCTCGCGTTCAAGACTATTTAAGCGACCCTGAAAAAATCGAAGAAGCCGATGAATGGGTGGCCGGTACGTTGTCTGCGGCCCATTACAAAGAGATGGAAATCGTTTTAGCGGATTTACATGCCCTACCTTCGGATCAGTTAATCGGCAGCGATGTATTAGCCCGTCTCTACGCACTGGCCGAAGTGCAAGGACTCGCACGCATGGAACAACTGCGCATCCTTGCTGAGCAGGACGTACAAGAGGACATACAAACAGCGCAAGAAGCGCATTGGTATCACCGTAGCGGTATCGATGCCATGCAGGAGGAATACGCATGATTCCTTGCACCATCACCGCACGCACCAAGCAGGGTGTGTACACCTACACCGGCCTGTTTCAGAAAACTGTTGAGGCTAAGTCTGACGCCTACCGGCGCTTCGGATTCCCAGCTGTCATCGCCGTTACAGCCATTCACCGCAAATCAATGCGAAACAACACGCATCCCAGCCCGCCACGTGCGGCGTGATCTCACACAAAAACCCCCGAGATTTTTCGGCAAAGGAATTCCTATGTCACACCTGTATCGCAATCTCAATTTCTGGATGGGTTGCTGTAATCATCATGCCGTAGACATCTACGGCACACCTGCATATTGCAGGAAGTGTGCGCCTCATTTATTTCTCGCGTCTGCGGACGACGTGAACGGCCCCCTCCGTGACTATCTCGACTTGCGATATCGGCTCAGTCGTCCAGTAAGCCTCAGCGATCTTACGGAAGTGCTCAAGCGGATCAACTCCGGGAAGGATGTCGAAATCGTAACACCCACGATGGATCCGATGGACCTCCAAATCCGCCGTGACTTCGTAAACAAGTGTTCCGCGGGCATGGATGTCTCGATAGGTGATCGCATCTTGCAAATTTTCGAGGAGAAAGACCGCATGCAGGCGGCTCGGTTTATCTGGGCTGATTTGCTGCCTTACGTACTCAAGGAAGGACTCCCTCCAGAGATTAGGAACTATCTGAGTATTCAAGCGCAGCACTCTCCCCCAATTGCCAGGCTCAATGATGCTACCGGCTCCGAGAAGGATGGGTGAGCAGTGGAAATACGTCTTCAATGCAATGTCTCCAGGATCAGCGGATAAAGCCGCCCATGATACCGGACCGACTTCTGAGCACCGCTGCTGCCCTGACTATCAAGCAGGAAACCCACCCATGAACCGCTATCGCACACCGAAAGAACAACACGTAGCACGTTGCAACTACGACGCACACCCTGGGTTAGCCCAATGCATTTTGCGCGATACCCGAGCAATGCCCAATGCAATACGCATCGCCAATTACCGCGTTCGCCGCGCGCAATACGAAGCCGCTAAAACGCTTTCTTCAACCCTGATCAAGCACTAACACCACTGCTGGAGGACACCATGTCTATCACTACAGAAAGAACATCGTTAACAGACCTCGAACACCTATTTGAAGTCGCAGACGGCGGAATACTCGCCACAAAATTCGCAAAGGCATTAAGCGATGTGGCGTTGGCCATCAACTACACCCGTAAACAAGGTGAGGTCACGCTCAGCTTAAAACTCAAACCCATTGGCGAATCCTCACAAGTCATGATCGATCACACCTTGAAATATGTTGAACCAAAGCTACGCGGCAAAGTCATAGAGGAAGACACCACTAGCACGCCAATGTATGTCGGAGCACACGGCAAATTAACGCTCATCCCAGAGACACAACAGCAATTGTTCGCTGAAAAAAATTAATCATCACCCATTAAATAAACTGAAAAAAGGAGCTGATTCATGGACAAAACAGCCATAGAACATATTCAACAAACCGCCATTGATGCTAATAAATTCCGTTTACCGCCTGCATTACAGGATATCGCGGTGGCGATTCCAGATAACTATGAAATCAGAAATCTCGAATCTCTCTACACATTACGCTCGCGTTTCCGTGGAGAAATGAAAACGCAATCTATTACCGACTTCGTGCAGTACATCAAGACAAAAGGAAATGGCGAAGGCTTTATTAATGCAGAAAATCTCAGTGCCAAGATATTTTTCAATCTCGGTACAACAGAATCACCCGGTCATGGCGACTGGACAGCCACGCTCACCCTTAACGCCACAGCAGCTTACAAAGCACTGCTGGATATTGACGGTAAAACACTCAATCAACGGAAGTTGATTGATTTCCTGGAAGATTGGGCACCGCTGCTGTCGGCCACATCACAAGAAAGCCTTGATGAACTACCGTTGACGACCGCGATTAACGCGATTCGCAAATTAACTATCAAGAAAACCTCAGAGTCAGAATCGACTCAGGGCGAATTCAATACATCACGCTCCAAGTTCGATGATATCGAAGCCAAATCAGCTATTGGCTTACCGATTGGTTTCACCTTCATGACCCAGCCGTATCTTGGATTACCGGAACGCAGATTCCTGCTACGGCTGTCCGTATTCACCGACGAAGAAAAAGAAAAGCCACTCATCACACTGCGCCTCATACAGCGCCAAGCACAGCAGGAAGCGATCGCCCAGGATTTTAAAAGCGTGTTGTTTCGTGCGCTTGAAGGACACGCCACGCTGACCATTGGCACATTCTCCCCATCCCTTTAACAGAGCGAAGCTGCCATGAACTCCCTGTCTGTCATCAAACCAAACAATGCCATGCCTATGACAGCCGAATACCGGCAGTCGATCCGTACCGCATTGAAAACCAGTCTTTATCCTGGGGCTTCAGATACCTCTGTCGATATGGTGTTGGCCTATTGCCAAGCGGCTGATTTAGACCCGATGACAAAACCCGTTCACATCGTGCCGATGTGGATTCCAGAAAAGAAAGTCGATGGGCGCGTTGTGTCATCGGCAGGCATGCGCGATGTGATCATGCCCGGGATCGAACTGTATCGAACCAAGGCACACCGCACCGGCGAATACGCCGGACAAGATGAAGCCGTGTTTGGAGACACCGTCTGCGAAACACTGGGCGGCGTGCAGATACGCTATCCGTCATGGTGCCGCATTGCGGTGTACCGCATGGTCGCTGGTGAACGCGTCCGGTTTGCCGCAACCGTGTATTGGCTGGAAGCCTATGCCACCGCAAGAAAAGACAGCCCCGCCCCTAACAGCATGTGGCAAAAACGCCCCTTTGGGCAGTTGGAGAAATGCGCTGAAGCCTTGGCATTACGTAAGGCATTCCCAGAAGCCGTGGGCGCTCAACCGACGGCTGAAGAAATGGATGCCGGACGACACACGATTGAGGGCGAAACGATCCATGTTGCCCCCATCCCCGTTAACAAAGAAATCAGAGAAATCAGCGGCCCTTACCCACAAGAAGAATTTGAAAAGAATTTTCCAAAATGGTGTGACCTGATTGAATCAGGAAAAACCACGGCAGATCGCATCATCACGATGCTGCATAGCAAAGACAAAGGCCAATTAAGCCTAGAGCAGCTCACCGCCATTCGCGCCTGCGCCGAAGACACCAGTGCTGAGCCTGTGCCTACAGACAACACCCCACAGGAAAGCAACACCACTCACACGGAAGAAAACACATGAACATCATTGAACTGACCCAAGGCACACCGCAATGGCACACCCACCGCGCCCAGTATCTCAATGCCAGCGACGCACCGGCCATGATGGGATGCAGCCCCTATAAAAGCCGTGCCGAACTGATACGGGAACGCACCACGGGGATCACCCCCGACTATGACCAAGCCACGTTACAACGTTTTGCTGAGGGTCATCGCGTTGAAGAACTGGCACGCCCCTTGGCAGAACGCATCATCGGTGATGACCTGTATCCCTGTGTTGGTGTCGATGACATGTATTCGGCCAGCTTCGACGGCTTGACCTTGCTGGAAGACACCGTCTGGGAACACAAGCAACTCAATGACACGATTCGCGCCGCCATGACAGACGGCAGCACCGGCCAAGACCTGCCATTACATTATCAAATACAGATGGAACACCAGTGCATGGTGTCCGGTGCCCAACGTGTCCTGTTCATGGCCTCGGCCTGGAATGGTGAACAGCTCATAGAAGAACGTCATTGCTGGTACACCCCAACCCCCGAATTACGTAACCGCATCATCAACGGATGGCAACAACTGCAAGCGGACATCGCCGCCTACCAGCCTGAGCCACCACCACCACCACCTGCGGCCTTGGGGCGTTCACCAGAGCAACTACCGGCATTGCATATTGCAGTCACAGGAACGGTGACCACCTCCAACCTGCCGCACTTCAAAGCCTGCGCACTGGCCGTATTGCACAGCATCAACCGTGACCTGCGCACCGATGAGGATTTTGCCAACGCAGAACAAACCGTGAAATGGTGCAAAGGCGTCGAGACGCGCCTAGACGCCACCAAACAACAGGTATTAGGACAAACAGCCGACATCGATGCCGTCTTCCGCACCCTGGACGAAATCGCCGAAGAAACCCGCCGTGTTCGCCTGGAATTGGATCGCCTGGTGAAAACCGAGAAAGATCACCGCCGTACTGAAATTGTCCACACCGGCCTGAAGACCCTGCGTGACTACTACGCCAGCCTCAACGCGAGGTTAGAGGAGTATGCCCTACCGATTCCGGCTGATTTGCCTGCAAAGATCGGTGACACCATCAAAGGCAAGAAGTCGATGATCAGCATGCAGGAGGCTGTGAGCGCCGCCGTGGCTCACGAGAAGATCAACATCACTGCCCACGTGGAACGGGTGCGCGCCAATATCACCGTGATGGAAGCATGTGACGCGGCTTACCGCTCCCTGTTTCCAGACAGGGTGAGTCTATGCATCAGCAAAACACCCGATGACCTGCGCAATCTGATCCTTGCCCGCATTGCCGATCATCAGCAGCAGGAACAGGCACGCATCCAAGCCCAACGCGAGCGCCAGAACACCGTCGAAGCAACGCCATTACCCACCCCGCCAACAGCCCACTGCTCCACCGAATCCACTGCAACCACTGCAACCACTGCAACCACCCCAGCATCCACAGGCCACCTCCTCAAGCTGGGTGATATCAACGCATTGATTGCACCACTGTCCATCAATGCCGATGGATTAGCGTCACTGGGTTTTGTTCCTGTCAGCACCGAACGCGCCACCAAGTGGTACGCCGCTGCTGAATTTCCTGCGATCTGTCATACCTTGAAACAGGTGTTGTCCGACGCTTCATCCCGCACCGCCATCAAGCAGGCCGCGTGATGACAGGGGCAACCAATATCACGAGCCATGTCATGAACGGCACGTTTGATGATCGCGTTCTCGGCAATCTCGATGCCAGATGCGGCCCGAGCTTGACCACTGTACGCCGCTGCGGTACCGTCGCCGGTAAGGAGTCAGAAAGCTCCGTAGCTAGCGGTACCCGCATCCGAAATACACGCGGTTTTTTTGTGCCCGTACGTTTTTACGTCGGGAGGGCGGCAGCGATACAAGACCCCGTAAGGGGGAAAGCTGCCCACCGTCTAGCTACGGCTTTCTACCTCCCGGCACCTTTGCGGGCGGCGTCAGAAAGCGTCACCGCGAGGCTTAAACCTCAGCTAGGAGACGTTCTGATGCACGCACCTATCCCCTTTTCTTTCGACAACCAATCCGTTCGAGTATTCGTTCTGGATGGCCAACCCTGGTTTGCCGCCAAGGACCTGTGCAGTGTTTTACGGATCAAAAATTCTCGTAAGGCAATTACTGTTCTTGATGCATCTGAAAAGGGAGTAACTTCAAGTTACACCCTTGGCGGCCAACAGGAACTAGCCATCGTCAACGAGTCCGGCATGTGGACACTAGTCCTACGCTGCCGTGATGCCGTCAAGTCGGGAACTGTCCCCTACCGCGTCCGCAAATGGATCACAGGCGAAGTCCTTCCCTCGATCCGCAAGACGGGGAGCTATACCGCCACGGGAACAATGGTGAATGAGGATGTGCTCTACAACATCTGGTTTCTGTGCTGCCACTTTAAAGGGCTGTACGAAATGTCTTTTGACAACAAGGTTCCGCAAGCACTGGCATGGCTTGGAGCTAAAAGAATGGGCGGAAGGCTTTACACCCATTTAGTGGATGGCATGGATGGAGGTGTTCTCAGAATAGAAAAAGCCATCGGCCCACACCTGGAACAGGCCGCCCAAAAGGGCATGGGCAATGCAAGCAGGCATCTCTCAGGCATCTCTAATGAACACCATCAGCAATAACAGCATCTACCTGCCCCCTCCCCATCCATTGCCCTCTAGGAGCACTCACAATGACACGCGGAATTAACAAGGTAATCCTAGTCGGCAACCTGGGGAACGAGCCGGATATCAAATACACCCAAAGCGGCATGACGATCACCAACATTAGCCTAGCAACCAGCAGCAAACGCAAGGACAGAGAGGGCAATACCCAGGAGCGGACCGAATGGCACCACGTCAAGTTTTTCGGAAAGCTGGGCGAGATTGCCGCGGAATATCTGCACAAGGGATCGCAGTGCTACATAGAGGGTGCCATTCGCTACGACAAGTTCACCGGCCAGGACGGTCAGGAGCGTTATGTCACTGAGATTATTGCTGACCAAATGCAAATGCTTGGCGGTCGTGATGAAGGCTCCAGCGGCATCACGCCACAGCGGCGACCGGCAAAGGTCCGTAACAACGATAAAGCCTATGCGTATGCAGGCGACGACTTCCACGATGACGACATCCCGTTCTGAGGTGGAACATGGCGACGATTCCATTTAGCTCATTAATTGGCACAGGAGGAACCCACACATGGGCGCTGCTGAGAAACTTCCAGAGTTGTATACCGAAGAGGAAGCCGCACGCTACCTAGGAGTTTCGGAAGTCACGCTGCGACGCTTCCGAAAACAAAAAAGAATTGGTTACATCCGAATCGCAAAAACTCCGAAATATACCGAATACCACTTACTTAAATACCTGGAACAACACACATGCCTCCCCGCTTCCGCATTGGAGAATACTGGCTCGAACAGCGAAAAGGATCAACGGTTTGGTATAAGGCATGGCGCGACGTTACGGGATGCAAGCAGCGCGCTTCGCTTGGCACAAGAGATTTTAGCGAAGCCAAGGTAGCTTTAGCGCAATGGTTTGTACAGCACACAACGCTACAAAATCAGCCCCCGACCAATGTCCTGCTTTCTACAGTACTTACACGGTACATGACGCAACACGGAAACAAGCTTGCAAGCAAAGACACGGCACAACGTGGCGTGGATATGTGGAATGAGTTTTTCGGCAAGTCTGCATCCGTAGCCGACATAACGATTACGCGGCAAGAAGATTTCATCAAATGGCTAGCAGAGCATGGATACACTGAAGGTTACTGCCGCCGTATTCTGGGGATAGGGAAGTCCGCGCTAAACCGCTCATGGAAGCGAGGCGAGATCACGCAAGTTCCGTTCGTTGAGTTGCCACGCATCGGTGAGCCTTACCCACACTACGCGAGCCGTGAGCAAATAGTATGTTTGCTCAATACAGATATGCCCGAGCACATCTGGGCCTACTTCCTGATCCGTTTGTGCACCGCGTGCCGTGGCGATGCAGCACGCGGCTTACAGCGCTTTCAGATCGACACAGACGCCAAACTAGTACAGCTCAACCCAGCCGGACGGCAGCAGACAAAGAAATTCCGGCCCACTGTACCGCTGCTGCCTGCACTGAATGCCTACATTGCGACCGTCAAACCGGAGTCCTACTTGGTGCACTGGCATGGGAAGCCCATCAAATCTATTAAGACTACTTGGCGCAAACTGCGCAAACGAGCCGGGCTACCATTATGGTTTGTGCCTAAGACTATTCGGCACACTCTTGCTACGTGGCTACGCCAACGCGGCGTTCCCGCGTGGGATGTATCAGGATTATTGGGTCACCACGCTGGGGGAACCACCGACGCCTACGCCAAGTTCGATCCGAGCTATATGGGCGCAGCACGTACAGCGCTAACGGCAATCGTTGAGGAATTAGCTTCTGACGTCCCAAAACTGCGCGCCCTTCTTGGGGTCAATTTGGGGTCAGTCATAAGCTTTAGCAGCGCCTCAGAAACAAAGAAAACATATAATAATCAATATGTTAAATTGGTGGGCGGTACAGGGTTCGAACCTGTGACCCCTACCATGTCAAGGTAG